CGAGGCTGCACACATCGAGGGTCTAGAAGAACTATGGACCGGTCTTTACCCGACACTATCAACTGGTGGTCGTTGTATTGCGATCTCCACACCAAATGGTGTCGGTAACTGGTTCCACAAAACTTGTGTAGGTGCCGAGACCAATGATAATAATTTTAATCTCACAACGCTTATGTGGTGGGTTCACCCGGAACGAGACGAAGAATGGTTTAAGAAAGAAACCAAGAACATGTCCAGAAGACAGATCGCTCAGGAGTTGGAGTGTAACTTCAACACGTCCGGTGAAACTGTTATTGATCCAGAGAACATGGAATGGATTATGTCTAACATCAAAGAGCCAAAGCATAAGACCGGCTTTGACAGAAACTTTTGGATCTGGGAAGAATATGACCCAAGTTGCAATTACCTCATGGCAGCAGACGTTGCACGAGGAGACGGCGCAGATAGTTCTACGTTTCATATTTTAAAACTTGAAACAATGGAGATTATAGGTGAATACATGGGTAAGCCAACACCCGACCTCTATGCTAACATGCTTAACCAAGTTGGCAGAGAGTTTGGCAACGCCATGCTCGTCGTAGAAAATAACTCTATTGGCTATACTGTTATAGATAAATTGGTAGAGTACGGCTATCCCAATCTTTATTATTCCATCAAGTCTACACACGAATACATCGACCAACATCTTGGCGAGCATAAGTCAGGAGCTATCGCAGGCTTTTCAACTACAAGTAAGACCAGACCACTCATCGTAGCCAAGTTAGAAGAGTTTATGAGAAACAAACTAGTTAAAACGTATTCTTCGCGTTTAGCAAACGAGTTCCGTACTTTTATTTGGTACAACGGGAAACCACAAGCCATGAGGGGCTATAACGATGACTTGGTGATGGCTCTTGCGATTTGCTGTTGGGTTAGAGATACTGCCCTTCAGACAAACGCCCGAGACCTAAACTACCAAAAAGCGTTTGTAGATTCAATCATGACTTCCAGAACTACCCTAAATACACAGATAAGAGGACAAATTGGCTACACAGGTAACGATACTACTAGTAAAATGAATGAAGCAAAAAATTTATATTCACAATATATGTGGATAATTAAGTGAGAAAATAAATGGCACCACAAAATCCCAAACAAGGTAGCAATCCAGCAAATAGAGATTCACAGCTTTTCAGGTCTTTGACTCGTCTGTTCTCTGGACCTATTATCAATTACCGTTCCGAATCCGGTCGCAAGATTCGTAGGCAGCATCTTGACAAGTATTCTACAAGATTTAAATCAGCATCGGGACAGCAGTTTAAGAAGCAGTCTTACAATCCACTAGATACCATCGCTGCCAACGCTATTGCAAATCAGCGTAGATCAGAGCGTTACATCGACTTTGACCAAATGGAATATATGCCAGAGTTGGCATCTGCTTTAGATATCTATGCAGACGAGATGACCACATTCTCTGCTCTATCTCCAATGCTAAACATCAAGTGTCGCAATGATGAGATCAAGGCTGTCCTAAATATTCTTTATCACAATATTATGAATATCGAACACAACTTGTTTGGGTGGTGTCGAACAATGTGTAAGTATGGTGATTTTGTTCTTTATCTTGATATTGATGACAATGTTGGAATCAAGTCTACAATTGCCCTACCACTACAAGAAGTAGAAAGATTAGAGGGTATGGACGCAACAAACCCCGATTACATACAATACCAGTGGAACTCTGGTGGTATGACTTTCGAGAACTGGCAGGTTGCACACTTCCGTATTCTTGGAAACGATAAATATTCTCCATATGGAACATCTGTCCTTGAGCCAGCACGACGCATCTGGCGTCAGCTTACCCTTATGGAAGATGCAATGATGGCATACCGTATTGTTCGTTCTTCTGAGCGTAAGGTTTTCAAGATTGATGTTGGCGCTGTTCCTCCACAAGAAGTAGAACAATTTATGCAAAAGATTGTGTCCCAGTTAAAGAGACACACAATTGTTGACAAGGATACTGGTCGCATTGATCTTCGATACAATCCGCTATCAATTGAAGAAGACTATTATATCCCTGTTCGTGCTGGTTCTGTTACAGACATTCAGAACCTCGGAGGCGGACAGAATACGACCGCAATTGATGATATTAAATATCTTCGCGATAAAATGTTCTCTGCTATTAAGATCCCACAGGCTTATCTTACAATGGGTGAGGGAGCACAGGAAGATAAAACCACACTAGCAACAAAAGACATTCGTTTTGCTCGTACCATCCAGCGCCTACAGCGTTCTGTTATCCACGAACTAGAGAAGGTTGGAATTATTCACCTTTATACTCTTGGATACAGAGGCGAAGACCTTCTAAACTTCAAGCTCGCTCTCAACAACCCAAGCAAGATTGCAGAGCTACAAGAATTAGAGCACTGGAAGAGCAAGTTTGATATTGCTGCTTCTGCTACTGAAGGTTACTTTTCGCGTCGATGGGTTGCCGACAACATTTTTGGAATGTCTCATGAAGAGTTCCTACGCAACCAGCGCGAAATGTTCTACGACCGCAAGCATGACACAGCCCTTGAGGGTGTTGCTGAAGCTGCTGCTACAGGTGGCGGTGAAGCCGGTGGTGGCGGCGGTCTCGACCTCGGCGGCGGTGATGAAGGTGGCGGCTTAGACCTCGGTGGCGGCGATGAGGGCGGTGGTCTCGATCTAGGCGGCGACGAAGGTGGAGGCGAAGAAACAGGAGGCGGTGAAGAATCCGCACTTCTAGCAGCACCCCCCGGCTCTCGTAATTCGCCACGCCTTGCCAAGTCTCTTGGTAAGCGTGCAAGAACAGGTGATAAATATATAACCAAGGGCGCAAAAGGCAAAGCCTACCAGAAAGTAGCGACCGATAAGCGCCCAGCAGGAGCTAGAACAAGAAACTACAGCAGTGTTCCAACACCAGAGATGAATACCTACAGAACTAATAACCTAGGCGCTCCAGAGCTTAGATCTCTCGCAAGAGGTATTTATGAGGAACAAGACCCTATTTACCTAAGAGAACAAGAAGAAGAGGAAGCTCTTCTTGAAGTAAATAACTCTGTTAAGTTCTTGCTCGAATCACTGGAGACTAAAGTTACGGAGAATAATGATGAAGAATAAACACAACAAAAAGAGAAACACAGCTTTTGTGTTCGAGGCTCTCGCCCGCGAAGCAACTGTTGCTATTATCAAGGGCGACAACGAACGGAAGGCTAAGGTTGTCTCCATTGTTCGCAAACACTTCACAGGCGACTCATTGCTTAAAAGAGACCTAGAATGTTATCGCTCTCTCTATGAAAATCAGAACCTAGATGAAACCACTAGTAAAAAAATTGTAGAGGCTGTGATGGCTGCTAAACGCCTTATTGACCCCGATGGACTGTTCAAGCAGCAGACTGAAGTTATCAATGACATCAACAAAGAATTGAGCCCCGCAATCTTCAACAACTTTGTTCCAAACTATAAGTCTCTCGCAACTATCGCAAAGATGTTCAACACGAACTCACCTAAACAGACTGTTATGTTAGAGTCAAAAATCGTAGAAGGTATGACAGGCATCATTGAAGAGCAGGCAATGCAAACTATCGATGCGATCACATTTACCACATTTACCAAGAAATTTAACGAGAAATATGGTTCCTCTTTGCTCCGAGAGCAGAAAGAACTTTTAAACCACTACATCTCATCATTCTCTACTGATGATTTGGAAACAAAGATCTACCTCAATCGCGAACTAACAAGATTGAAGGAATCACTTGAAAAAGCAAAAGAAGTTGAAGAGGTTGCTGCTGATCAAGAAATGATTAAGAAAACAGAGCTTGTCAAGGAACGCCTTGCAGCTTTATCAAACGAAACTGTCTTGACAGAAGCAACTCTCTTCACAATCTTGAAGACTCAAGAACTCGTAAAGGAAATCTACGACGATGGCAGTAACAGTTAGAATTGTCCCAATCCCAGAGCCGGTCAAGGTTACAATCAAACCAAAGACCCCTCCTCCTACCGTAACCTTAGAACTAAACATTCGTAAGTCCCTAAGCGGAGATCTAATGATCTTTGACCACGGAGACATCGACATCGTTTTATCTGGAAAGGACAAGAAAATTACTGCGTTCCCTAAACAAACAATGACTGATTTTACCTATGGCGCACAGAATCGCCTATTCAATCATCTTGCTAGAAAGGGCATCGTCATTCCTGAGTCCATTCAGGGTGGTTCTTATTATGGCGCAATGGAAGCAAACCTGCAAGAATCAGCAGATGGTAAACTAAATGCAGCCAAGTTTGCGCTTGTAAGTATTGAGAAGTTTATTAAAGAAGAGAAGCCTTACTACGAAAATGTTGAAGCAGCAGTTGGCGGATTTGAAGATGAATACACTAATCCTGATAAGCAGGATTCAACTGAGCTTGGTGAGGTCCCTCATCGTGACGAACAGGGCTCTATCCGCAAGGGTTATATCCGAGATCCTTATACCTTCTCTTATATGTATACAATTTAGGAGCCTGTTATGTCAAATGAAATGAAATTGATAATGGAAAGCTGGGGTCGTTTTATTATAGAGGAAAACGCAGCCCAACAGATAGCAGACAGAGCAGAACAGGCTAGAAAAGAAATGCTTGCTGCCAAAGACGAAACAACTAGAAAAAAACTTCTTGCCAAAGCTTTTGTGGGTGCCTCCGCACTTGCTGCTTCAATTTATCTTGCCCCCGTATTGGTAGCAGCAGCAACTGCTGTTGGAGTCAAGATGGGTGCAGTAAGTTTAGTGGCAAAAATAACTAGGTCTGGGTTTGGAAGTGTAATTTCAACTCTTGCCGAAAGTAATCCAGAAGTAGTTGAAAAATTTATGGATTCTCTTCCAGATGTAAAAGACAAGCTAGGGGATGCTGCCCAGAATCTAATCCAAAAACTATTGAATTTGCCAGATGAACAAGCAGCAAAATCAAATTATTTAAAAGCGCTGGATCTTCCTGATAATCTTGACGAGATGTTGGCAGATGGTATTTATGAACAGGTTGTAGAAAAAGTAGTGCAAGAAATTGAACAACTAGCAAGTCAAAATAAAGATCTAGAAGTACCTTCAATTGAATTGGCAAATAATATCTTTCAAGATAATTTTGGAGTAAAGGTCAATAAATCATGATGGAACTCTTACTATTCATACTCATAGCCTACGGACTAACACAAATTTTAGTATA